GTGGTTGATAATTACGTTCTTCTATTACACGTCGTTGATCTGGTGTTCCTACACCAGTGTTTAGAGTGCCTGCTTGCGTAGATCTTGGGTCAACAGGGGGAGTAGTAACAGGAGGTGCTGAATCAACTTGTTTTGTAAAAATAGTTTTTTGTTGATCACCAGGGATGTAACGTCCTGTATCTAATGTCCCTTTTTTTGTTTGTGTACCTGGAAACGGCCAGCCACCCTCTTGTATCCCTTCTGTTATTTTAGGTACTATTGAAAAGGGACCTCCTGTCAACATTCGTGCGGCACTATAGGCGGCTCCCGCAGGGGAAAGAAGTCCTCCTAATTGGTTTTGCTGTACAGATCCTTTCATATTTGTTTGATATACATCTACTAATCCTCCGATTGAACCTCCAAGTTTAAGTCCTGTTTTTACTGCACCTGCTGGTGTTAATTTATTTAAATTTTGAATTAAACCACCCACACCGCCAATGGGATTAAATGCTTGTTTTGGAAGAAGAGATTCAGCAACACGTTGAATACCTGATCCTGAAATACTTTGTAATAATTTTTGAACTGGATTCATGATACTACCTATGGTTTACGTGAAGATAAAGATTACTACCTACGGCAGTATCAGCGGGTCCAGGTAATGCTTGAATATATTCAGCACCTGAACGTTCATAACGATAACGTGCTTGGAATGGATCTTTATAATTTGGTACATAAAGAATCATTGCTAGCCGATTTGTTTCATACAAGTATATTTCATCCCATACTTTAAGGGCTTCTTTTGCATTAGAAGATCGGATAGTACGGTCTACGTCTCCAAGGATGCTTTCAATCCTTGTGGAAGGAGATGTTGCAACTTCAGTTTTCTTTTCAGCTGTATCACAACGCCCAATCTGAATAGTGATCTTATTGTAGAAATAAGAATCTGGTACAGTATTCAATGCTTCTTCTAGACGAGCGTAGTCTCCCGCTGGAATAGAAACAGTAAAATACCCTAGATGATACCTTACTCTACTTTTATCAAAATCAGATAGCTGCACTTCTTGTTACCATCATTCTTTTATTATAGGTGTAATAAATCAACCTTATACTTCATAAGGATTATTCATCATATAGTTCATCAAGAAATCAGTAGTTGTATTTTGTTCAGGTTTTAATAAAGATCCTATTAAACTACTATACAAACCACTGGAACTACTCCTACTGCTTTTTGCATCTCCTAATAATTTACTCATAAAACCTAATGTTGCTAAGGCACCTAACCCTTGTCCTGCTTGCTGTCCCTGATTGTAAACAGCAAAATCAGATGCTGGTAATGCAGGTGCCGTTGGCTTTGTGTTTAAATTTGATGGGTATACCTGGGCTTCTGGTCCCAGCTTACTCATATGACCAAAACCTAATTCATATTTATTATCTGCTGTTTTAAACGTCATTAAGTTACCGTAACCACCTGCTGATGGTACAGGTAAAGCTTTACCATAACCTTGTAAATAAACTGGTGTTCCAGCTGTGCCACCAAAATCGATGCCTCTATGATCAGTCGATGCTCCTGCCGTTGGTGCTGTCCTTCGGCCAAACGGTGAGGTAACTACTAATCCTGTATCAGGATTCCACTCAAAACCACCTGTAGAGGTACGTCTAACCAAAGGAGTTCTTTTCTCTCCTATCTGAATCCCGGTTAAAGCGCTTTTAATTGTCGATGGATCAATATAAGAACCTGTCCTTACATCCTTGACATATTTATGAATATGAGGACCAGTGGCTGTACCAGTACTGCCAATATTGCCTACAAAAAACCTACCACCTGAATTTGTCATTTTACTACTTTATTTCAATTCTAAAATGAAGAAGCCCCGCCGAAGCAGGGCTTATATCACACACGTACCAGATCAGCAGCAAATACAGAGTCCCAATCAACACGTTTAATCTGTTTTAACTGATCTAGATTACTGAACTTTTCACCAGAAAGACTCATCTGTATGTCTTTAATCTCACGTGCTGTCTTGAGACCAATCCCTTTAATATGATCAGCAATCATTTGAGCGGTTGCTGAATTAATATTCAAGCGATGATCTGGAGGAAACGCACGGGGCGCTTCCTTTGCTGCTTTATCTTTTACCTGTAGAGTCTTAACCGTTTTATTAGCGGACTCATCCGGCTTGATTTCAGTCTTGTAAACGGTATAAAGGCGACCGTCCTGGTCTTCGACCATGAACCATTCGCCATTATCCCATTCACTAATAACTTTAATCCGAGCGCCGGTTTTGGTGTGTTGATAAAGCATGGGTACCAGGTGTTCTGGTATTAGTTTACCCTAATTAAGTCGAACTGACGGTCCGATTATTAAGATAAGCTTCCAAATCACTGTAATCAGGGGCGTTATCAGGAACCAGGTAGCAAACTTCCACAAACAGGTAACCGGTTAAACCAGCATTTTTGTCTGCTTGTGAGATGTACACACCGCCTGAAACAGCAGTGGCATCACCAGAAGATTTGGCGTATACCTTAAAGGTTGTAGCAGAAGTAATCTGTTTGTATACAGCACCACTGTTTACAAAACCTGAACCAGTTGTAACTTGTAGGCCAGATGCAGGTCCAATAAATACAGGAACTGAACCAAAGGCTTGATTACCACCTGCAAAATAAACAGTGCCAGCGCCTTCACCTGAAACAGTAGAAGATAGTACAGCAGCAGCCACTGATTCACCAGAAGCGGCAACTGGACCAGAGCTATCACGACCAAAGGCAATTACGTTACCTGTTGCGGCGTAAACACCAGAAGCAACACGATTGTCTCCCCAGCCAGAACCAACGGAGATTGCAGCGCGGTAAACATAGCCTGCTTGGGTGGAGTTACCACTGATTACCATTCCGGTAATATCAGTACGAGTATCATCTTGCCTGTAAGGAGATGGGATGATAACACTCATGGTTTGACCATAAGTAGCAGAATCACCAGACACCCAGGTTACAGGAACATAACCACGTTGCTGAAAGTAACGATAACCGGGAATAGCTAGAACAGATGTAGGGCCAGCCTTAGACGCATCTGCACTTCCACCAGCGCCAGTGGAGTCAAAGTTTTTGTACCAGCCATTAAGAGCTTCTACCCAGTTGCCAGGGTAGATCTTTTTGGAAGTCAAATAAGTCATTTATTTCTCCTTGTTGTTTTATTTATTGTATCAAAGAACGCCGTCATCGCTGACAAAGCTGTAAGCAGTGGTAACAAAGTCCTTGTTCAGGATTTCAAAACCAGCATACAGTTGCCAGATAAGAATGATAAAGCGGCTGAAGTCATCATTATTGTTAATGAGAACTTGAGCATTAGGACCGCCTACACCAACGCCTACTGCTTGAGGACCAAAGAAGAAACCTTGGGCTACTTCCTGGGAAGTATAAGCAGGAGCATCAGTAAAGCTAGCTGTAATATTCTTGGTTGGGAAGTTGGTAGATTCGTAGAATTTAACACCTTCAAACTGAACGCCAGTAGGCATTACAGGTTCACCAGCCAGGAAGTAACCTTGACCCGCTTGAGGACCTTGGTAGAAACTAGCATTATTAGGCATCATGGGATTGCCAGACATATACATGCCTTGACCAGGATTACCTGAATAACGTGCAATTTCACGGAAGTCAGCATCACGACGCAGGTGCATCATGAATGTAGGATCGCAAATACAACGATACAGACCATCAGAGAAGGTAGGTACGTTGCGCTTACGGAGATCCTTAACAACATTCAACAGGTCGGTAGATACGTGGAACTGTTGTGAGTTAGCTGTGTACTGAGCAGTGGTGTAAGAAATACGGCCACTGGAATCCTTAGCAGCACCAGTTGGGAAGTAGTAACCACCTTGTGATGTTGATGCTTCGCCATTAGCTTCTGCTTTGGCTAGTTCATCAATAAACACACGATCACGCCAACGGCGATAATCATCAAGAAGTGTAAGGGAGCCAATAGACTGGTGGAACATATTCAGATTACCTGTGTCCAGCAACATGCGCTGAGCAGTAATCAGAGTTTCACGAGCAATCTTAAAGGTACTGGGTTGAGTAGGATCAGAAGGATCCGCAGGGCCAGTGTATTCCTTAAGCACCACAAGGACTTTCTCCTTAGTGATGTTACGGCTGTTAGCAGTACCAATGGTTTGATCGGAAATACGTTCGCGGCTATCCTTAGTACCAGGAGTGCCCCAGAATTTGTAGCGATCAAGTTGAACGGTTTGACCAGGCTGACGAGTAAAGTCATGAACCACTACTGGTTCTACGGCCATCTCGCAGATGTAAGCAGGGTGAGGACGGTAAAGTTCTGCACCTAAGATCTTTGGAAAATCGGTATCAATAAACACTTTAGTTTATCCTCCTATATTGCAGGATGTATGGTGAAAAGATTCAGACGTACAACTGTCTTTATCTATGAAAATTTTAGCAGGTACTAATTTAACTATCGTTGATAGTTACTAATACCTGCAGTGCCTGTTGTTTGTTTGTACCGGGCACCGGGTGAATTGCTAGATCCGTAAGATTCGGGATCAATGGGTTGATCGGCAAATCCTGGAATCCCCATAGAACTAGGTATAGCACCAAGGGCAATTCCACCTAATCCAGCAAGTGCTGAAGCCCCAGGAACTAAGCCCGCTGCTGTAACTTTACCCATACCCCTAGGTGTAATACGGTCGGCAACATTACCTGCAGCACCAGAAAGACCTAATAATACGTCTGAGATACGATCATTTTCGGTGTTGTAACTTGCACGGGATAGCTTGTCTTCTGTTTTACCAAGTAAACGTTTACTATCCTGCGCAAGCGAAGGGCTGTATTTACCAGCTAAACGAAGACCTCCATATGCACCAGCAGCGCCAGTAAGTCCAGCTACCGCAGCAGAACCTGGATCTTCACCTTGTGAAAGAGCATAACCACCGGTAGCTAAACCAGCGGCTGCAGGGATTCCGTATTTAAGAAGTGGACGCATGGCCTCACTCCATTACAAATAGCTTGTTAGCTACAGTATTAGGTTGAGCTTGGTTAAGAACACGCCAGGCATTCTGGGGATCTCGTGCCATGATTTCATTGAATCCACCCCAGAAGTTTTGGGGTTGTTGTGGAGCAGCAGCATCAGGAGGTGCAGGGAAATTCCCATAACCAGGTACTACTTGCTCTGTGCGATAACCAGGTGTTTCCAATTCGCCCTCACTTTCATATACAGGATAAGGACCTTCAGGACCGAAGAACTTCAAAGTGTAGTCACTCAGTACATCAGGATTAGTCAGAATTTCGTTATAAGCGAGATTCTCTTGGTGCTCATTTACAGCAAAGTTGGCATAACCATGCAGCAAACCATTAGCTTTTTGGCCCCATGCAACAGCATTGTCCAACATTGTCTCCAATTGGAGAGCATAGTTATTTAGGACGGCTGGTGCTTCTACCCCGAACGCGTCGATCACCTGGCGGCTTTCGTTGCTCAGGCCCAGGTAGTCCGCTATTTCGGGCAGTGAGGGACTCGAGGAAGTTTGGGAATAATTGGCTGAGGATTCCTGGTTGGGATACGAGGTCTGCGTCCCCAAGTTGGGCGTAGCTTGGCCGTTGTACGTCTGACCGTAATTGGCCGGGGCGTATGTTGGCGTCGGAGCCGAGGGTTGACCCTGGAACGGGGATTGGACTGGTGCGCTCAGCAGACCCACCACCTTGTTGAACGCCGATTCCCATGGGCTGTTCTGGGGTGCCGCCGGTTGGGATTGGGGGGCGTACTGAGTAGGGCTTGATTGGTAGCTGAT